TTGGTGCGTGAATAGGGTTTCCGCCACTTGCTCGGTGTAAATCGTTAAGGCAATAGCGCCCTTGACTATCTTGTTTAATTTTCGTATTATCAATAACGATTAATTGATTCATTAAGAACTCCTTGTGAGTGTAATTAACCACGGTTGCCGCCGTGGTTTTTTATTGCCCCATTTCTTCAATCGCTTTCTTTGCTAAAGTGATTAAAGCCTTGTGTTCATCTTGCGGAATAACACAAGACTCCCCTTTTACGTGTACGCTTAACCCAATTTCATCGAGATAAGCACACACCATTTCGAGATAGTTAGTTTGGAATCTGCCAAGGTTGCTTGGGTCAATCCCAATCTTTTCCGCTATCTCCTTGTTCGTCTTTTCGGACGATTTCTTGTAGATCAAATCCGCAATCTTCATTGCGTCTTTGCTTAATTCATTGCGTGCCATTGCGCTTGCCTATTGGTAAATTACAGTCATGCGCCAAGCGCATGACCTGACTTAATGGGATTACTAAAGTTTCTAATCTCTTCCGCAGAAATAACATTTTCCAAGGCTTGAGATAGAATCTCTGAATATTTGGTTTCTCCTGTATATTCAGTTCGTGGTAGCGAATTTGATGTCCGCCATTTGTAAACTGCACGCACAGAAATACCGCATAAATCTGCCACTTTAGCCGCACCCAAAGAGTCAATAATGTGTTTTAAGCTTTTCATATATAATCTCTTTAAATGAACTTTGGGTACATAATAAATCAGAACTGAAAGTACTTCAAGTTTTATTTATAATTGAACCAATAGTTCAAAGGTGGATGAAATGATTACTGAAGAAAAAATTAAACAGGACTTTGCCGCTCGGTTAGACATTGCGTGCAAAAGAAAGAACTTGCCAGAAAAAGGTAGAGGAAAAATTATTGCAGATATACTGAAAATTACGCCAAAAGCTGTGAGCAAATGGTTCAATGCAGAGACGTTGCCAACTCAATCAAATATCTATGTTTTGGCCGATTTTCTAGGCGTTACAAAAGAATGGTTAAGTTATGGCGATAAGAATGCTTCTATTGAGAAAATCGAAAAGCAAATATCCTACCCTTTATTAAGTCCAATCCAAGCTGGACTATGGACAGATATCAGATCGCTTGAAGGATTTGACGGTTACAAGATGATCCCAAGCACTGTCATCGCCTCTGAAAACTCTTTTTATTTACGAATTGAAGGTAAATCTATGCTCCCCCGTTTTAATGAGGGCGATCTTGTTTTAATCGATCCTGATATTGTGCCAACTCCAGGGAAATTCGTGGCAGCAATCAATGGCGACAACGAGGCAACATTTAAACAATACAAAGAGCTTGGCACGAGAACACCAGAAGGCATACCGCACTTTGAGCTTGTTCCGCTTAATCCGATGTTTCCGACATTAAGCTCACTCAACCAAGAAATCCGTATTATTGGCGTGGCAAGAGAACGCGTAGAAACGTTATAGCGTGGAGTGAGTATGTGGGTTTAATGGGTTGTAATGGCAACGGTAGAGGAAGTGTTATTGGATAAGATAATGGATAAAATCATATTTATCAGAGAAAGAATGGAAATGGGGATAACCCGTCCCTTTATTTGTCAAACAGATAAAGAGAATTGGTTTATCATAAAAACATTGTCTATGATGCCAATCAGTCAATTATTAGCGGAAGTCATAGGCTCAACACTGGCTCATGAAATAGGGCTTCCGTGCCCAAGTATTGATTTTGTTGAAATAACGCCGGAATCAACCCAATACGTTTCTCCGGAGTGGCGGCAAGACTTGCCCAACGGAATAGCATTCGCATCATCATTTGTGGTAAATGCCAAAATTGCCAAAACCGTTCAAGTCAAAAATCCTGCATTTTTATCGGAACCAGAACAAAAATTACTCTATATGTTTGATCGTTGGATTTTAAATTCTGACAGAACCGCATCACAAGTCGGTACAGGAAATATTAATCTGCTTTTTGACGAACAACAGCAAAAAATTTTAGTGATAGATCATAATCTTGCTTTTGACGAAAGAGCTGATTTTTCTGAACATATCTTTTCACCACAGAACAGAGAATGGCGACTTGACTGGGTGGATAAACAAACTTTTACAGACAAAGCCATTGACACACTCAAAAAATTTGACCATATTTATCACTCCATTCCGGATGATTGGTTTGTTGGAGACGAAGAATTTCACAAAATTGAGCACCAAATCAACCGAATAAAAGCACTTTTAAACCGAATAACACAAGAAAATTACTGGGACAACATAGAATGAAACAACCTATTTTATACAGCTTTGTGCGGTATCGTCCGTACTTTGAAACAGGCGAGTTTGTCAATGTTGGCTTATTGATGTGCGAGCCCCAAAAGAAAAAACTCACTTATCAACTTGTACCTAAAAATAACAAGCGCGTGAATGATTTTTTCTATAAAAGCAAAATGTTTGAAACTGTCCGTGAAACGATTAATGATGAATTACAATATATAGTTAATCAACCATTTAACGGCAGCGCCCAAGAGATGGCGACCTTCTTTCACCATTACATTGATGTGAAAGAGGGCATTGTTCAATATAGCAATGCTGCGGTAGGTATGGTGGATGATCCGCAAGATTATTTTAACAAGCTATATACGCAATTTATCCAAAATGCTGGAGTAAAGACAGAAAGCCAAGAACAAGTGATTTTGAAACATTACAAAACCTTGTTTAGACAAGAAAACGACAGTGTTCTTGCACAATACAAACAATATATGGTGAATGGTGATTTTGCTAAATTTGCCCTTCCTTTGGCATTGAAAAACCAACAAGATAAACATATTTTAAAAGCGGTAAAACCTCTTGCATTCGATCAGGTTGAAAGCCCGAGCATGATTGAACATTGTGATAGTTGGGTAGCGAAAATTAATCGCGCAGAGCAAGAAGGATTTATTAAAAGAGAGAATATTTTATTTGCGCTTGATACACCAAACACAGCGCATAAAGCTAATATTCTCGATACAATTAAGCGAACATTTGATCACTTCAAGTTACAACACATTAGCTGGAATGAAGATAAACAAATTATTAATTTCGCTAAAGCCATTTAACCGTTAAACCACGCACTGACGTGGTTTCATCTGATGTCTCCGACATCAATGTCGGAGACATATCAACCACAATAACCGCCTTCTGGCGGTTTATTTATTAACATTTAAACTCCGCAATCAACTCCTCCAGCACAATCCTCTCCTGTTCATTAGCGCGCACAATTCTCAACTCTTCATCTACGCGCGACACTATCTCATCAATCCCTAAGCTATTAATCCCTTCGCAATTCAGCGAGATTAGCCATTTTTTAAACTCTTTTTTCATAATTCTCCCTCCTTATCGGCGGGGACATCATAAACCAACATCAATTTAAACCAATTGTCGCCGCCAAAATTTGCGATCAGCATCGCAAAAATCACAAAAATACACTTCAAAACATAAACTTCACCTTGTAATCGATCAAAAAACAAGCAATTAAACACATTTCTTGAAAATTTATTTCTTTGAAAATCAATTAAATATGAACAGTTAGTACATTTTATTTAAAATGCGTACTTTTTGTTCTTGACTACAATGAACTTAAAGTACATAATTAGTCCATCAAAACGAGATACACAATCTCAACGCTCTTTAAAAATCAGATTAAAAGAAGTTTGCTTATAACGGCATTATGCGGTCGTGTAGATTAAAAGCCCTACCCTACATAATGAGAGTAAACGGAATACCCACTGAAAGATGAGACCAGTGAAAAACTGACAGTTACAGAAAGTCTAGTCGCAGTGGGGATAAAAAAAGGATGGATTGCCAATATTGGATTAGGGACGGAGCTTATACCTCCGTAAGGCAAACACCAGATAAGTGTTGTAATGTGGGTTCGATTCCCACTCCATCCACCATACATGGTTATCTAGTGTAGTGGTAGCACGTTCAGGCTTGTTGAATTCTAGACACTGTCAAGCTAAGAAAAGGCTGGTTCAAGTCCAGTGATAACCTCCATTCTAAAGCACATTTGAAGTACAGAGACACAACGGCACGTGAAACCGTTGCGAATGATAGAGAGAAGTGTGCTTTGAAATGGCAAACATAAAACAAATGAGGTTAAAAATGGAAGAAAAAAAAGAAAACAGCCTATCTGAAAGAGATAAAGATCAGATCAAATGTGCTGTATTAAGAGCGGTTAAAAACGGTTGTTTAGAACCTGCATTAATTGCTGATAGATGTTGTTTCGCATTTGAGCGAATTAATCGTTACGGCAAAAATACTGGCTCTGGGAGTTGCGGAGCTATTTCCACCACTGCCCCTGAATAAACTGCTGTACTTCGGCAGATAATCCTCGCCAAGAAGCATCGCTCATATTTGCAACAAAAATTGAATCGTTGAAGTCCGTTACTTTACTTAGGCGATCTAAAACTTCATCGGTTGAATAAGAAGTATGAAGATACCAAACAGATTGTTGAACTTTGGCCCATGCGCCTAATGTTTTAATTTTTTCAATGAGCGCATCGTAATTCTGGCCAGATTTATTTAAATCATAAGTAACTAAGAGATTATTTTTCATAATTTATCCTTATTTGTGTTGTGGTTAGCAAAATTATATTCCTTATGTGTTGTGGTGACAATAAGGGACTTGAGCCTTGCAAGTATAAAGAAAGGTATTTAATGGCTCTCTGTTTAGTCGGTTGTGGAAACTGACACGGTACAAAAACACGGTAGCGTTATGGAAAATAACACTGGTTCAAATCCAGGGAGAGCCTCCAGCTAAAGCCGTTCTCACAATGCGAATGGAATCGCCCAATCTTCTTGAAACTTTATATGGAATCGAGAGCGGCTCTAGCTGGTAACAGCGTTTTTCATAATAAAAAAATATTTCCTTAAGATTGGTTAAGCCCCTAGCTGCTTTCACACTTTGGCACTAGGGGATTTTTTTAACCAATATCTTATTAACCATACGAGGTGAACTATGAAAATCAAAACCATTTTACATATAGCTGCTGACATCATTTTTGGGATTGCATCGATTGCGGCAATGTTATTAGCTCTATTCGTGCTAATTGTTGTATCTGCAACTCCGGCGCACGCTTATACGCAAGAAGAAAGAGCGCAAGCCTCTTTATTGTGGAATGCAGAACATGGCGATCTGCAACCGAACTTAACTGAACAGGCTAGACAGGAGGCTCTAGTCTTTACCGCAACAAAACAAAAGGAATTGGATCATGAAAAAGGCAAAAGTAGAAATTAAGATTGAGCCTTATCCGAAAGGTGGCTGGTATGTTGTTGAAAGAGTTAATGGAAAGTATGGTGGCACTCTTCTGATTATCAATCAGTGGAACTAGCTGAAACGAGAAAGAGAGAGCGTGAAGAGTTAAAAGCAAATACGGCTGAATGGCTCAATAACAAGCTCGCTCGCCGCTCAAAACCGAAAACTTGACTAGCAACCAAGCCAACATTAGTTAAGCATATTTCAAAGGCTAAGATGTGTTATTTAAAACGTTTTGATGAGTACAACGAAATGCGCAATCAACAGCCTGAATCTGAGCGCCAAACTGAATTTCAACTTACTGAGATCTATCGTCTTTTTGGCGTACACGCAACCACAATCGAGCGAGCGATTTATTATCGCCAAATCAAGCCTCGAGGCAAAAAATTAATCAGAGGTCATTGGGTGAGAACATTTAAATACGAGGATTTATGCTCTTACTTTGACATATTGAGAGGTATTCCAAATGGAAACGATGCAACGACAATGGGAAATGGCTAGTTTTACCGCTTATGACAAGGCGCAAGAACAATACGATGCCTATGAGCGTGCAGTAGAAAATGAAATTAGCGATATAGAAAGAGAAATAAAAAGTGGAGATAGCCAAACCTTATGCGAGTTTTCTGAGCTTATGGAGGAAAACGATAACGCTTGGATCAATATCTTCTTATGTAATCAATCGGCTCTTAAAAACTTGAGAGATGAGGCAGTAAAAAAACTTGCTGAAAATCGCATAGCGCAAAAAGAAGAAGATTATAAACGTGGTTATATTTAAATTTAAGGTAAATAAAAATGACAGAAAAATTTGAGTTGATCCTATCAACAGAAAGCAAAGTTTTAACAACCAATATTGCAGACTTTGAGAAACAAGCGGATGCGTTTATCTCTACCCTAACAAGCAATTTTGAAACTGATGATGACTTCTTGGCAGCAAAAGAAGAAGTAAAAATCCTTAAAGAATTAGAGGATAAAACAAGATTGGCTATCAAAAATGCCGTTTGCGGTGATATTAAAAAACTTGTTGAAACAGCCGAAAGCATTGCCGAGCGTTTTAGACAAGAGCGATTGGCTCGAGATAAATTAGTCAAAATCAAAGAATCTGAAATTAAAGCTAAGATCGTAGATGATGCGGTTGCCGAAATCTCAGATATTCGCCACAAACTAGCAAAAACAAGCGATGTATCGCTTGCGCTAGAAGAGAACATTCCAAAGCATAAGATCGCAAGTCGGATTGAAGAAAGCGCAAAACGTAAAAGCTCAATCTCAGGCCTAATGAAAGCCGTAAATGCTGAGAAAACCCTAATCATTAGCGAGATCACTATTGAAGTCACTCGCTTAACTGAACGCCTTGAGCAGCTAACTGCTAAATCAAGCTATCTATTTCCCGATGCGATCAAGTTAATTGCAAGTGAAGAAGATTTAGCACCAATCATTAAACAACGAATTGATGATGAGCAAAAGCGTGAATTAGAAATCAAGGCTAAAGCACAAGAAGAGGCAAAAGTAAAAGCTGAAACGCAAGCCGTCCAATCTTCTTGCAAAGAAAAAAACATGGGAAGTGAAACGTTAAAAGCACAAGAATTGTCGCCTGGTGATGCTATTGAACATTTTGAAGTCAGAATCGCATTCTCAGGAACGTTGAACGATGCCGTATCATTCGCTCGTAAAATTAAAGAGCAATACGGTGACAATGTAACACTCAAGAAAGTTAATTAAAGGAACAACAAAATGAATACATTACCGGCGAACATTCAAACAGCCCTAACCGAACGCAATATTGATACCGCAGTTTGGACAACTTTGCAAAATAGCGTTTTTCCTGGCGCAAAGGATGAAAGTATTTTGCTTGCCGTAGATTATTGCAAAGCTCGCAAGTTAGATATTCTTAAAAAGCCTTGTCATATCGTGCCAATGTCAGTGACAGATGCAAAAACAGGCAATAAAAACTGGCGTGATGTGATTATGCCAGGTATTTACGAGCAGCGCATTACAGCATTTCGCACTGGTCAAATGGCTGGGCAAGATGAGCCAGTTTTTGGTGATACGGTTACATTCAGAGGTATAGAGGCTCCTGAATGGTGCAGAGTTACCGTCTATCGATTCATTAATAATGAACGATGCGCATTTTCCCATACAGAATATTTTTCTGAGGCTTGCGCAACAACAAAAGAGGGCAAGCCTAATTCTATGTGGAGCAAACGCCCTAGAGGCCAATTAGCGAAATGCGCTGAGGCTGGCGCATTGCGTAAAGCATTCCCCGATGAATTAGGTGGCGTAATTACTGCTGATGAAGTAAATGAAGAGCCTATCAATCAGCATGGCGCTGCAACGCCTGACAGTGGAACAACGGTGATTGACACTCAATCGGTAGAATTAATCACTCCTGAACAAATCAAAGAAATTGAAAATTTGATTGAAGTTACAGGCTCAAATCTTATGGGATTATTGGCGGCGGCTGGAAATGTGCCAAGCATTGAAAAAATCACAAAATCAAATGCTGAACATGCAATTAATAGATTGCTTAACAAGCTAAATGAGCAACAAGCCAAAGATGATGAGGATATTCCCTTATGATAGATGGACTAATAACACTTGATTGCGAGCAAGGAACTGAAGAATGGCTAACGGCAAGACTTGGTATTCCAACGGCAACAGGGATCGAGAATATCGTTACGCCAACAGGTAAAAAATCAAGCTCGCAAATCAAATATATGTCTGAGTTGATTGAAGAAAGCATCCTTGGCTTACAGGATAGCGGATATAAATCAGCTTTTATGGAGCGAGGCAATCAGCTTGAGCAGCTTGCCCGCTCTGCTTATGAATTTCTTACAGGAAACGCCGTCAAGCAAGTTGGCGGCGTATATCTAAACGAGAAAAAAGAATTGATGGTTAGTCCTGATGGATTGATTCCTGAACTCAAAAAAGGGCTTGAGATTAAATGCCCGAAAATGAGTACGCATATTCAATACATCATCAACGGAGGCGTGCCGTCTGAGTATGTTATCCAGGTACAAGCAAATTTATGGGTGACTGGATATAAAACATGGGATTTTGTGAGTTATTGCCCTGAATATCAAAAACAACCGTTTTATCTCTTTACGGTTGAGCGAGATGAAAAATTAATGGCGGCGTTTGACAAGGAAATACCCGCATTTATCAAAACATTAAAAGCATATAAATCTATGGAGTAAATATGGCTGGAATTAATAAAGTAATTATCGTTGGCTTTTTAGGCAATGATCCTGATGTGCGCACTATGCCTAATGGTGAATCAGTGGTAAATATCAGCGTGGCAACAAGTGAAAGCTGGACGGATAAAAACTCAGGCGAGAAAAAAGAAGTGACCGAATGGCATCGCATTGTCATTTATCGAAAACTAGCCGAGATCGCCGCTCAATATCTACATAAAGGCTCTCAAGTATATGTTGAGGGGCGCTTAAAAACTCGCAAATGGCAAGACAATAACGGTCAAGATCGTTACTCCACTGAAATCCAATGCGATAACTTTCAAATGCTAGGCGGTAGAAACCAAGATGCCGCACAAAATCAACCGTCTAAACAGCAAGATAAACAACAAAAAGCACAATCTAAACCTCAACAATCTGAGCCGCCAATGGATGCTTTTGATGACAATATTCCATTTTGAATTCCATATACATAAATTATGTAAAAATACATCATAGAAACAACCATTCTAGGAGGAAATATGGCTAATTTTATTAAATTAACACTTTTAGATGAACGAGAAATATTCATCAATGCAGAAACCATCGTTAGCTTAAATACTTATAATGGCGCAACCGTAATAACAACATTAAATTCAAACGATGATAATTGCATAAACGTAAAAGAAACACCTGAAAGAATATTGCACTCTATACAGTGCGGCAAACTATTCCGATAATTGGAGGTGAAATGGATAACGAAAACATAGAGCAACAACTAAAAGAGCTTTATAAGCAAGAGCAAGCTCTCTACTTAGAGATTGAGCGTGTTCGTGAACAAATTAGAGAAATAATCAACTACACTAACAAAAATAAGGCCGCTAGATAGTGGCCTTTAAACTTACAAGGAAGGGTAAAATGAAGTTAAGCAAGCAAGTTAAAGAAGTGATTTATTTTAAAATTGTGAATACTTTAAACATAAAAAAAGCAAGACAGTTTGCAGAAGAATTGCAAGTAGATATTGATAAGGAGCAAGATCAAAAATTTGTTAAATTCTACAAAGGGGTTTTAAAGCAAATGCAAGGACAGCGATTAACTTTTGCCTCACATGTAGGATGTAGATTACAAAATTACACATATAACCTCTTTGTTGATGAAGATTTTTACAAAAGCGAAAGATTCAAAGAATTAGTGGGAAATACTCAAAAAGAAATCCATCAAATTGAAATTGATTTAAAACAACTTAAAGAAACAATTTTATCAGTCGATACTGACAAAACATTCTTAACAATGTTTCCTCAATGGGAAAAACAACTATCAGATAGTTTGCCAAAAAATAAAATAAAACTACCGGCAACCGTAGCCGATGTTTCTTATCTAGACAAGTACAAAAAACAAGGAGAGTGACTATGTATTGGTTTAAAAATGCGATCATTTATCGCCTAACAAAGAATATTGACTTCGGTGAAATCGAATCAAAACTAAAAGAATGCCAGTTTACACCGTGCGAACCGTCTGAGATTAGCCGATTCGGTTGGACTGCACCGTTAGAAACAGATGACCATTTAGCCTATTTTGCAGATAACAAAGTTTTGCTTATGGCTAAACGTGAAGAAAAGATTTTGCCGGTAGATGTGATCAACCGAGAACTAAATATCCGAATTGCGGCACTTGAAGAAAAAGAACAGCGAAAATTAAAGAAAACTGAGCGCCTATCATTAAGAGATGATGTTGTTGCATCACTAACCTCTCAAGCATTTTCCAAGTTTAAATTTACCGCACTTTTCATCGATTTAAAAACAAAACTGATTTACGTTGATGCAGCATCATCAAAAATCGCTGAAGATGCCCTAGCGCTATTGCGTAAATCACTAGGATCACTTCCAGTTATTCCAGTTAGCTTTAACAAAGCGCCTTACGAGGTGATGACTGAGTGGATTGCAGATAAAGAGCCTAATTGGCTAATCTTGTTAGAAGAGGCTGAGATTCGTGAGAAAAACGATCTTGGCGTAATCAGTTGCAAAAATAAATCATTGCTCGATGAAGATATTGTGGAGCTTGCACAATCAGGGCTTGTATCAAAACTCGCTCTTGAATGGGAAAACAATCTCAAATTTGTTTTGCGTGATGATGGAACACTAAAACGGTTGAAATTTGATGACCGTATCACAGAGCAAAACAATGATATTTCCAAAGAAGAAATTGGCAAACGCTTTTACGCTGATTTTATTTTAATGGCCAACGTGCTTTCAGGCTTATTGAATGAGCTATCAGTTGAATTTAATGGATTAAAGGTTGCACTATGAAAACAGCAGAAGAAATTTTAGAAGAGCGAAAAAATACGCATGGCGATTTTGAAAAGGGTGCGCAAGATTTTGCACAACTAATGCGCCCGGTTGTCGAAAAATGGTTAGCTGGCACAATTAGCAATGTTAAATTTTATGGTTTAACAATGGCTAATGCAAAACAAGTGAGAATCTTGAATGGAGATTCAAGCCATGCCGATCATTATATTGATGCCGCAAATTATTTCACCCTTGCCGGTGGGCTTTATAAGGCAAGCAATAATGAAACCAAATACGCTATGAAAGGCGGCATCGCATTGTGCGGAGGGCGTGAGAATGAATGAGATTAATGTAAGCATCCCTTATTCGTTGTTTAAATGCACCTTTTATTGTTTTGTATCTGAGCATCTTAAAACAACACGTGGTACAGCTAAATTTGCAATAAGAACAGTAAAAGAATACTGGATTTTACTCGATGGAGAAAGCCGAGAGGATATTATTGCTCTTTGTAAATCTCCTAACAATGCTAAATTAGCTCTACAAGAAATACAAAATTTTAAAGAGTGGGCAATCAAAAATCGCAACGCAAAACGAGATTGCAATATTTCTCGACCACTTGTTGATGTTTTGCCAGTGGTTAATATGGCAAAGGTAAACCATAAAGCGGGTGATTGATATGATTGTTTGGGCATTATTCGATAGTGGCAATGGTTGCTATACGCAAGGTGCAGAGCTATTTAATCAGTCAGTCAGTCAGTCAGTCAATCAGTCAGTCAAAATATACCCTATCGGCATAGATATTGAGAGTAAAAATAACCATTTTATTAGTCTTAATTTAGCTGATTATAGTCGTATGTTTGGCGATAACAAGCTATTCGATGAGCTTGATAAATTGCCTAAACCTGATTTGATTATAGCTAGTCCGCCTTGTGAAAGTTGGTCGGTTGCAAGTGCGATGTGGGGAGGAAATGCAAGTTGGAAACAGGAAACTGGCGCAGTAAATCGTGAGTTATCAAAATTCACAGTAAGAAGTCGTGCGGATTATGATTTACCGCACGTCCAATTTAAGTATGACCGCTCTTTCCTAAACCGCATTAATGGTGAACTTTGTATCTACAATACAATCGAGATTATCAAACGTTACAATCCGAAAGTTTATGTAATAGAAAATCCAGCAAGCAGCAAGATTTGGCATTATGTAAATGATATTCTCAATTTTCAGATTCCTTTTGATAATTTGGCGCACTATAACTTGTATAACTACCCTTTGCGTAAACCAACAAGATTTAAGAGTAATATTAATCTTGGATTACGAAACAATCATAAATCAAAGCCTCAGCAACAATGGGAGGATTTTTCAAAATCATACAATGAAAGATCGAACATTCCACTTGAATTAATAGTGGATATATACAAAGCAGTAAATCAATATTTAACAAATCCAATAGGCGTTCCAAGTGAGCGCCTTTTGTTTTAGGAGAAAGGAAATGAAAGAATTTAACTTAGATGCGGCTTTAAATGGTGAGCCTGTGAAACTTGCTTGCGGAAGAAAGGCATACATACTCTATGATTTAAGTAGATACCCTGAATTATTAAAACACGCAAACAGACGACCTTTGAATGGACTTGTTATGTCTGATTGTAAAGAAAATGACTGTTACCCAGCTAACTGGCTTTTAGATGGTAAAAATTTATTTGATCAAGATGATGTTATCGGAATGTGGGAAGAGCCAAAGAAACAGACAAAAAAACAGATTAGCATTGAAGATTTACCTAAGCCGTTTAAGCCGATAAATGGTGATTCATATTACTATATTTGCGGCAGAGCTATTGAGCATATGCGTAAATACGCAGAAATTAATCCTTTTGATAGTCTTTCAGCCAAAAATGGTCAATGCTTTCGTACAAAAGAAGATGCTCAAAAATGGGTTGATTTTATGAAAAGCAAATTAGAATAAGGTGGAATTATGAGCGTTACAGATTGGAAAATGCAAGAAGAATGGAAGAGTGAAATTAAACAGAAGGAGTTTGAAGAGAAAGATAAGTTGAGACGTGTTCAAAAATCAGAATATTATGATTCGTTACAAAACAATCAACCATTAACACCTATTTCAACTTTAAAAGAATTGAAAAGCAAACAATACGATGAGGCTTTAAGAAAGATTGATCTTCATATTAAGGCTAATTTTATGAAAGAAAATAAGGTTGGTATTTATCAAGACTTATTGCCTGATAATGTAAGAATTGATGATGAAGCATTACACGAAAGAATTAAAAAACAAGGCTATACATTAAAAATCAACTATGGCTTAATGGGTGAAGTTGATTGTTTAGTGGTTAGTGGGTGGTAGTATGTGCAAGTGGATTAAATGTAGCGAGCGAATGCCTGAGCTAGACGATGATGGTTGCAGTGAGGGAGTTTTGGCATTAACTTCTGACGAAAATATTATATTTTCTTGGGTTGTTAATCATGATTGGGAGTTTGGCGAAGATATTACCTACTGGATGCCTCTTCCACAACCACCAAAGGAGAAAGTATGAGTGGATGGATTAAGTGTAGTGATAGATTGCCAAGCGTAGCTCCTGATGCAAAAGTTAAATACGAAGAGCCAAATCTTTTATTGTGTTGTAGGTGGGAGAATGGCGATACTACCATTGAAAAAGGGTGGTATTCTGATCTAGTAAAAAAATGCGACCCAAAATTTTTTACAACGTGGATAACTGACATATACGCCTTAGACACTTTTAAAACAGATAGCCCCAAAGTGACTCACTGGATGCCCTTGCCTAAACTGCCAAACAATGAAACATCGATGTATATAGCCAATCAATTAAAGGAATTACAATCAAATCCTGATAAAGAGGCGGCGCATAACCAAGCGGATAAAATCCTATGCGATCTATTGAATTGGCTGGGTTATGATGATGTTGTCAAGGAATTCGAAAACTTAGAAAAATGGTATGCGTGAGGAATTATGGGTAAAAAAAATTATCGTGCTTTACCGCAATTATGATGATAAATGCTGGCAAGGATCGTTCCAAACTAATTCGTATTTATCCTTTGTATTTAATTTGTTTTTGTTAAAGGCGAAATATGAACTGATCGATATTGCTATAAGAAAATAATCCAATAGCCGCACAAGGAAGTGCGGCTTTTGTTTTACATGGAGGTTTTATGGAACAAGTCACTTTATCGAAAAAAGCAGAAGAAGAAATTGTTAAGGCCGCAAAAATGGCGGCGTTCGCTGCTTTTACTGAAAATAGCAAAAATCTCATGACTATTGGAGATGTTGCGATCTATATCAATAAATCCTATAATTTTACAGCGAACAACATTATCACAAGAGCTGATTTTCCATCAGCAAGATACTTAGGCTCAGAAAACGAGCAAAAAAGATACGTTGCTGGAGAGATTGTGAAATGGGGGATTCGGTACATGAAACGCTTATAAAGAATTTATACACTACACCAAAACTGCACCAAAATGAATATAAATAATTGATTTTATACGCATTAAAGATGCTGACCCTAGGCACCACGGAATTTATAAGCTCTGAAGTTATTCAGGGCTTTTTTATTAGCTAAAGTAAATCAATATGACAGAACAAAACCAAGATAAAAAACAGATTTATAATTTCAATAAATTGCAAAAACGTCTTCG